CATATATATCAGAAATAAAATCTCGTATTTCCATTTTTGTTAAACGAAAATCTTTTCCTTCCATTTTATGATGGTTGCTATGCCAAACCATTTTCTTATCTATAACTTTATTCATACTATATCTTTGGAATTTCTGCGAAAGAAAAAACGGCTGATAATTAGACAAATCCATTTTAGAACATCTTATGTCTTGTAAATATCTAAAAGACTGCATAATATAAGTATATCTTGTTTTCTCCCACCAAGTCTCATACCAGTAATCTTCATCTCTATCCACAAACTCAGGTCTATGGCCATGTTCTGGAAATCCTGTACTACCCAAAAGTCTATCGGCTTCACAACCAGTGGTAAAAAGATTTTTGTCTGGTCTTGGTTGTGAAAATAATTCTAACGGTTCACATATTGTATAGTTTAAATCTTTTATTCTTTCTTCCCAAAGTTTTGGATAAAACTCTTTTTGGTGTCCTTTTCCCATGATAACATGCAACTGGTCTTTTGGACAAACCTCGTATAACGCAAGAAGTATACAAACGCTATCAAGTCCAGCTGAATAAAGAACATCAATTTCTTTATTCATGTCTCGCATTTCTTCAGCTCTCTGGATACACATATCAGAAAAACTAGGAAGATCGTCTGTGTATTCAAATGGGGCAGGATCATAATAATCGTTTTTCATGTTAAACATAATATTATGCTCACCAAACATATCATTATAATATGACCAAGGCGGCCGACCTGATTTTTTTAACATTGCTAAATCTTCATGGTAATGCAACGGCGATATTTTTTCAGCAACAGCATCTCTATATTTTTGAGATATGAAAACAAAATTCTCAGTCAATGGTTAGGCACTCCTTTGTTATGAAGTCTAGAATATTTTCTCTATTAACTACAGTGCCATCTTCTGTTACGGCGAGAACTGTCCAGTTAGGAGACAAAGGAACTTGTAACTGATTTTGTACTGTGGTTTTAGTAATAGTTTTTGGAGCTCCATATGCATAATCAGCGTCTTTTGTTTTTTCATAGATAAAATCTCTTATCATCATCTTACATTTTTTATATTCTTCTTTGTGTGCTTCTAAATGACTCGGTGTATAATAATACATCTTATCGTCTAGATGTAAATTTATTCCATATCTTTCGAAATCGTTGTGAAGGAAAAACGGTTGATAATTAGCCATGTCTACTTTAGAAACATGAAGGTTTCTAAGAAATCGCCACGAACAAGTTAACAATAAATTCCTAACCTTGTTTTCTCGTCTATTATTATTCCAAGCTCGATTTTTTGGATCGGATAAATTTCCAGGCGCACTTCTATCTACCCTGTAACCATTTGGTTGACTTGGATCGATATGGGCATATATTGTCATTAAAGTATATCCAACTGCGCCAAAAAGTTGATCCGCTTCACACCCTGTGGTAAAAACATTTTTATCCATTCTTGCTTGTCCAAATAAATCACCAACATCCATTTCGACATGTGGTAAGTTTATAATAATATTTTTATACATATCTGGATATTCGTGAACAGGATCAGGATAGCCACCCATAATTAAACGTATTTGGTCTTTAGGACACACTTCTATTAAAGCAAGTAACATGGAAACACTGTCTATGCCTCCAGAATAAAAAAGGTCTATTTCTTTTCCTGTATCTCGCAACTCTTCTGCTCTTTTCATCATTAGATCAGAAAAGGATGGTAAGTTGTCAGTATATTCATATGGAACTGGCGTATAGCCATGCTGAGACATATTGAAAAGATACTCATGTTCTCCCCACATGTCATTAAGAAACCAATCTCTTGGTCTAGTATATTTTAGAATATAGTGTTCTTCCTCTTGAGCTTTGAAGTTAAATTCTTCAACGAAAGAGTCAGTGAATTTAGGCCAACCAATCCCATCATATAAATCATTATCAGAATTTTTTACATTTAAGACAGTTTGCCAAGCTTGTCTATACTCATCACTTACATATACAAATTTAGTCATAATTTAAATTATTCTGAATCTCCAGCGTCTTCAAAAAATGAAGTAGTTTCATTAAAACCAAAATCATCATCAGCGTCAGCACTAATTGGTTTTGGAGATACACTGTACCTTTGTTCACGTTTCGGTGACTTGTCTGGCAAGTCTGTGTACTGGTCTGCCTGTACAGTCTTGATAACTTTTGCAGAAGTAACAGGGCCATACAAGTAGAACTTAGCAGTAAAGTCTAGTGAGTAGATAATTGACCGTCTAGCAGTAAAATCGCCCTGATAGTCATCCTCATATCCTACGTTTGTCAATACAATAGGAATATCTCTTTTGATGCCCATGTCAGGCATATCATTCATGGTGACTGTGTAATCTGGTTGAAAATAAGGCAAAATCTGTTCTACAATTTGTAGTGCATCATCAGATTGTTTTGAAAGAACATATAGACCAAAATCAATGTTGTAAGGAACAGGCATATATTGTGAATCTAGTTGTTTTGTAGTTGTGCCTTTAACCTTTTTAAACTGTTGAACACGGTTAAGTTTACGAGCAGGATCATAGGACAAACCAGTAATTTCAAAACCAATACGAGGCAGGGTGACAGCAACCTGTTTTCCAAGATCAGGATCATCATTTAAACGTACCAGAAACTTTTGTCGTGGGCCATATGCCAACGGAACCTTCATAGTTTGCGTTACATTTCCATCGTTATCCTTCCTCACTAGATGGATATCGTTGAAAATTGTACCGAAAGATACTACTACTCTTCTAATTGTTTCGTGGTAAAATTGTTGTCCTAGCATAATATATTATCCTTTTTGCCCAACGTCACCAAAAGGATTCGATTCACTGAAATCCAATATGGTATCATCTTGTTCGTCAAACAACTCATTTTGAGCTGTTTTATCTGTACTATAGTCGCCTACTATATAGTCCTCTTGGACAACATAAGAGCCGTCCTCTAATTGTAACTTCTCACCTACAGAGGTGGAGTCGTTTTCACCTATAATCTTATCACTGTCTGTTTCATCTATAACCAAACCATTATCTATAAATCTCTCTAACCTGATACTTTCGTTCACAGCTGAGGATTGTTCCAGAGTAATCTGGTGATTGAGTGTGTCTATAGACAAGGCATCTTCTATAGCATCTATCTCAGCAATACCAGTGTCCAAAGCCTCTGAACTGTATTCGAATAGACGACAACGTAGTTTATATACTGGATTGTTGTCTAACTGATGGAATGGTTCGTCATGGTCAACAAAATTAACTTCGAACAATTTCTTTAGAATAGGATGGTAGACTGCATCGCCCTCTTGAGGTCTGTCCTCATCGTCAGTAGCGGTATCTTGTATAATATAGAAACTACTTCCATCTAACTTCTCTGTACTATCACTTGTTCCTGATTCCTGTAATATAGAACCACCTGTTGTATCTGTGCCGTCTTCTATCTTCACTTGCGAGTCCATTGTCTGAAATCTGTCTTTCGCAACAACAAATGTGGCTTCGCTCAAATTCTGTAAACCAAACTGTGTCATCAACTCTCGTTCACCAGCAAACCCACCTTGAGCATCTTCCATATACATTTCTATAAGGTGTTGGCTGTTGAATTTTGAAAGGGTGTCTTCACCCATAATCGTATCTTCAGCCACTAGGGTTCGATCCATATAGTAAACATCGTGCCCGTATATCTGTATGGCCTCAGTGACCAAATCTCTATAGAGATTTTTTTCGGATGTTATTGCCTGTGAGCCGCTAGTGTGAAAATGTTTATTGACAGCCATCTTAACCCACCATATAATCTAGTGGAAGTTCGTATGCCAATTTGATTTCTTCTTCTAGTGCTGTTAACTCCTCTACAGCTTGTGAATATATGTCTGATCCATTCATTTCAACACCACCTAACATCTGAATACCTGAGAACTTAGATAGGTTTGCGCCCCATTGTTTTTTAATAAGAGATGTGGCATATCTTTTGAGAAAAATATCATCGTAAACATCTGTGTATGTCGTTGGGTCTAACTTCCTGTAACACTCTATAATCATATAGTCTTGATCTGCTGTTACGTCATTTTCCCAATCCATGTCAATATACAAACGGTTTTGGTGTTGGTTGAAACGAATAGGTGTCTCACCCACAAGAATGTGCTCGATCAAGTCTAGGTTATCCATGGCCATCTGGTATTGAATAACAGAGGTAGACGATAGATCATACAGGTCATTTAATCTTAATTGGTATTTAACATCGAACATATTACTACCGCCGCCTGTATCGGTAAAGGGGAAAACCCTTAATACCGATACGACAGCACTTGGGAGCGGTATGTAATTAGAACCCTCTTTCCACGTTGCCGTGATCGAATCATCAACGGTATCTGTACCAGTTGTTGATGCATCGCTTCGAGCCCGTGTAACTTCTGCTGAAGTTATCAAGTGTTTAAGATACATTTTCTCAATACCATCATAATGATACTGAGCAAAATACTGTAGTGCTTCGTCTATACGGTCATCTGCTTGATCGTCTGACACATTAATGTCGATAACACCATCCCCTAAAGCCCTTAAACAGTAACTTTTGAAGGTTGATTTTGAAGTAGGTATAGCCATATACTCTTCCTTTATAGATATTTATATGCCACGGCATTTGGGCCAAACTCTACAGTATCATCCAACCAATCACCAATCTTACTAAATCCCACTGCTTCATATGTTTCTAGAGCAGATTTTCTTGGCATACTCCAAATTACCTTACAATTTTCCTTTATGGCCAATTTACATCCGTGTTTTAATAATTCTTGTCCTAAACCTTTACCTCTGTGGTCTGGATGCACCCATAACCCCCTAGAACGATAAACATCCTCTTCAGTTCTAAATCCACTATTTACGCCTACAATCAAATCTTCTTTCCACAAAGCAAAGAACTTAGGCTCATATTTATCAAATATAGAACGATCTTTTGTAATTTCTGAGTTGCCATAACCCAAGAAAAGCCCAGAATTCCAAACTAAACTGCTCATTGGCTCTATGACACTTTGTCTACCAGGCCACAATCTTGTTTTCCATAAAGGAAAAATTTCATCAAAAATAATTTCTTTCATTACATATGTAGGCATGTCAATTTCTGGCATTATATATACTCCTATGAGAATTGGACTAGTCGCCACTTCAAGAAGTGGTTCAACATTATTTCGTAGTTATGCTTGCAACATGTTAGGTCTGCTTGACTCTCGTTCATGGTTAAAACATAACTCCTACAGTTCTATTGATGAACAAGAGTTCGCCAAAGAACCTCATCTCTTAAAAATTCTACCTCACTATATATCAGATTCGCCAGAAGAGGTTCATGAAGTCACCAAGAACTTTACGAGTATATGGTTGCACCGTGAAGATATTGTTGCACAGTTTCTAAGTCATGTTGCTCGACTTCGTACTGGTGTAAATCATGTATATAAAATAGAAGATAGGCCACAGATAGAAAACCTAAGTCTAGAAGCCACCAGAGAAGAGTTTGACAGGTTCAAGGACAAACTAGATTGTTTTTGGAACCTGTATAGAAATTATCACCAAGGCGAGCCTCTTATATCACTAGAATATTTTCTTTCAAATCCAACAGACAACCTTGCAAAACTTTCTAACTTTTTTGACATTAACTCAAATCAAGTTGTAAATATTCCTGTTCCAGTGGAGCTAGGAATTGCATATAGTGACAAGTTTAAAAACTACGATGAAATTGTAGAGTGGTTTAAAAACTATGAGTAACTTCTGTATTGTGTGTACACCTCGATCTGGTAGTTATTATCTTTTTGAATATATGTGTAAGACTTTTGATTTGGTAGAAGGCAACGAATGGTTTGGTAGAAATAAAGAAGTTGACCTAATAAATCCTATGGAGCTTAACACCACACCAGTTGATATTGATTGGACAAAGAATGAAGACCTCTTGTCTATGAAAGATATCCAACGTAGGCGAAAACATTTAGAAAACTTTCCGTTTCCGTATTGTATTAAAGTTATGCCTCTACAATTATCCAACACACCCTCTCAGGTTAATTACAGTGTGTGGCAAAGGGTTGATATAGCCTGTGAAATTCTAGAAGACTTTGACCTAATCTGGTTTAAACGTAAAGATAAAATATCTCACTTTTGTTTTGAGTTGACAGCTATGTATTGCAGTCAAGCAGACTATCCAAGAAACAGAGAATACTCTACATATAATCCCAACAAAAGAACAACACCACCCCCCAACTCTTTTACAGCGACAGAAGAAGATTTTAAAAGATATATGTTTAGGGAAGAATTTACAAATTCCGTTATGGATAATTTTATCACACCAGTAGTTTGGTATGAAGATTTTGTAGAGGATCAAGATGGGGTGATGGACGAAATACAAGAGTGGTTTGGCCTTGCTGGTGTATATTTAGAAAGCAATAAAAAGAAGATTATTGAAAATCCTGATTACACAGAAATTTTTACAAATTATGGAGAGATTGAATCATGGTTTCGTTAAAAGAAATGATAGACGGTGCGTGGATTGAAGGTGAACAGTTACAGACTCCAGGCCCCAAATTTATAGAACAACTTGCAGACCTTTTAGCAGAGTTGCACAAGTCATCCTATGCTATGGAAAATCTCAATCGTATGTGGCAAGTTATGGATGGTCTTGTAGAATGGAAAGAAAAAGATACTTTCTGTGAGGATGCTCTATACGATTTATACGCAATAAAATCAAAATTAAGTCGAGGAAATGCTTGTATTCATGGCGACTTATGGAGGCAAAATATACTTGTAGATGAAGAAGGCAATCTGAATGGTCTAAGAGATTGGGAAGCTCTCTCTTATGGCGATCCTCATTGGGAGTTTCGCATGATAAGACGTTGGATAGGTTGGGAAGGTCTTGACAAATTATTATTCTTATATAATCGTCAGGTAGACTGGCATGTTCACCGTCAGTATGTGGAAATATTAGATAGAATTGCTATTTGTCACTCAATAAGAATTCGTAAAGAACGAGGATTGTTACGGCACGATAAACCTAATGCTATAGAAAACTTTGAAAATATGAAACGTGTATCGTGGCCAGATTGGGGTTAATCACATCTGATCTCTGGGAGTTATAGTTATATTATTGTCCCTGTTATGATCTCTTCTAGCTATAACCAAACCATTTCTTACAGTATCATCATCTAAAAACTCTGTTACGGAATCCGCATTATTATAAGTGGTTGTTGATGTTCTTGTCAAACCATCACTACTTACGCTAACAGTTGAATTAGTTATTTTACCTGTATCTCTGTAATTTGTTTGAATATAGGCTTTAATCTCATCCGTTGAATCATACCAAGATACACCAGTATTCGGCCGAACTTGAACTATGGTTTTATCGACAGCCATCTCTTATCTCCGTGGCAGATATTTTTTCTATTTCTTCATCAAACCTTTCTTCACTGAAAGTATATCCAACATCTCTGCCATATGTAATATTTATAATGTTTGGTACATCAATAATCTCATAATCTACCCACATAGAAAATCCAGCAACCTTGAGTTTATTAATCATCACATCTCTATCGTGATATCCCTCACCTGTATCACGAATTAAGATTGCAACTTGTCCAGTTTTTGCATGAGCTCGTTTGAAAAGCTCTGTATGTCCATCGTGCCATGGTTGAAACCGTCCAAGCATTTGTACAGTTGGTTTCCGTCTATCCATTTTGTTATCCTCACATCATATTTTTCTGGTGGTTTAAATAGTTTATTTGTATCTTCATATTCTGATTCTTTAATGGTGTCCATCCATATAAGTTTGTCTGGAAAGAAATGTCTTCGGTAGCCAGGCAAAGGACAAACAAATGCAGAAATACTTATAGGGTCTATCTCTGCGAGTTTACGCATACGCAATGCTTGCTGTTCTCTCCCTCTCTGTGAAAACTCCCAATCATTATATATTCGTCTAACATCATCTGCATCCCAAAAGGGTATATCAAAGTGCTTCGCAATACAACTTCCCAACCAAGTCTTACCAGAGCCAGGCAAACCCATAATTAAAATCTTCATGTCCAAACTCTCTCTAATACATGATATGATGTGTTTGTCAATACCACTGGATCATATCGATCCGGCACAGTTTTCCACCACACCCATGATATTGATACCCTATTGCCTTCGTATGGTTGAACCCTATGTGTTAATGTTGCATCAAAATAAACTAACCGATTAGCCTTGGGTTCTATCGTTTCATTTACTGCCCAAGTCTTACCACCTATTTCTAAATGACCACCACTATCTGGCTCTCGCATATAGTAAACAAATGTTTGTTCTGGTAAATTGTCAGTAGGATATTTGTCATTATAAGATAAAATATCACTATGCCAAACAGGGTCTATGGGTCTAACATTATACCATGCAGTTGCACCATGAGCTCGTTCTCGTAGTTTGGGTTTAGTTGACATAACTAAATCGATTAGAGGATTCTTCTTACTATTATACTCATAACCAATCCAGTGAACTTTAGCGTATTCTATATGTAATTCGTTTAGAGCTTGTACTTTTTCATCAAACAAATAATTATCTAAAATTTCCATACTCACTCCACTCATGCGGTTTATTCAATCTATTTGTAAAATGTACAAACTTGATATCTGGATGAAATTCTCCACCAAGATATATGTAATCGTTTCCTGTTATTTTCTGATACTTGCGTGTTATCTGTACTTGCCACTTAGTCATGCTTCTACCCACAATATCCTCATCAACCACCCAACGAGTGAACCATTCATTAGGTAAAAGTTTTAACTCCAAATTCTCCTTCACAGAGTCCTCAACAAAATACTGTTCTCCGTTGACAGGCCCTCTTGTAGTGCCGTTATCAATGTAGTGTCTTTGCCATCCCGATATATCAGACATAAACTTGTCGTAGATATATTTGCAATCTTTTGGGTAGTATTTGAAAAAACCACCATTAATAGAGTATCCCTCTTTCTCTGTATCTCTCCACCAGCCAGGCATGGCAAGAAACTGACCACGTTCAATTGGGTGGTCGAATATCTTATTATAATCCCCTATTAGCAGAATGTCAATGTCCATTACACAAATAGGTCGATCTATATCAAGTTGCATACCCCACATCTTATTCCATTGTAGAGTGACACGATCATCATATGGCTCACGAATCCAGTGTATGTTATAGTCTGGATATAGTTTTTCCTCTAGGTATTGTTCATACTCTGGGCCATACTTGTCACCTATTCTGATACAGAGGATATCCATTTTCTCTCCCATTGTTTTGTTGGCTTGGTTCCTTGAAACCAGCACTGGTTTGCGTAACCTAGAATTTCATGTAGCGCCTCATACGCCCAAACCAATTCACTTAAAGTATATCTTGCATGTGACATATGATAACTGAATATATTACTAGCATCAAAAAAGACGTTTCGGTTTCGAATAGTATTGATTAATCGTGTGGCATCAAACTCTATGAGGTTCATCAACCAATAATACACATCAAATTCTTCACTCATTTTCAATTGCAAGGCTCGTAACTCTTCGTGCGTTCCCATAGAAGAAGTTCTCTGTGTCGCTGCCAGATTTCCTGTATTGTCTACTATGTTCCAATGAACAAGTTCTTTTGGAACAGCACCGTTCTTTAACAGGTAAAGTTCTTCTTTGGTCATGTTCCAATCTACTACTAGTTTTTTAACATCTAAATTTTCTTCTGCATAATCATAAAATATAATGTCTCCGTTGAAGTCCAGCTTATCGGCGTATACCTCAGCACTGTATCCAGCTGTGGGGGAAAATATAAGATCAAATTTTCCCTCTGGTATCTTTTTCAATTCCTCTGTATTGAACATGTAAAACGATTCTTGTATCCTTGTCATGAACCTAGAAAAATAGTGATCACTATTAATATCTGTTCCCGCCAATTTTTCATCATTTTCCATATGTAGTTTTGGGCGTGACCATTTGGGTAGTTCTTTCCACACCATTTCCTGATCTCTAAAATAAGAAAACCCCTTTCGTTCTCGTTCTTTGTGTGTGAAGTTTTGTACCTTGCCCCAAACTTCTAGTGTAGCCCAATGCGGAGTATAATCATCATGATAATTATTATCTGAACGATTCTTTATATCATATTGTCCATATATGTCTGGACTTCCTAAAGTTTTCCACATATCCACATTTAGGTTTATGTGTTGATAATGAAAGAAAGCTTTCTTTTTAGGCCTGGCAATTATATGACCTTTTATCAACTCTTTGCTGTTTGTAAATTTAAGGAAATCTGTTATAGGAGAAACAAGTGTCTCACTACCAGACGTATCTACCATATCAAATACCATGCCTATAGAGACAATCATCGCATGAGTATGATTACAGTTTTTAAGAAAGTTATTTACTTCTTTTCTGTAACAGAAATGAACATCATGCCCTGCACTTGCGCCTGTAGGCCCGCCAGATACCATAAAAGTTGTTGTCTGACATTGTTTCTCTACAGAGAAATCCCATTCTATTTTATTTGGACATACGACAAGAAAAAGTAGATGAGAAAATTCTTTTCGTATCTTAACATCTTTTGTTTGCTCTTTCCAAAGACTTACAAAATTATCAAACTCTTTTACCATACTTGTACCCTGTAATTTGAAGTTCTAACGCTGTCAGTAAAAGAACAAGTATTACTGCAAGGTGCTAAACAAGTCTCTTCTTTGTCCCACGATTTTTGCAGAACATCATAGAACTCATCCCTTAGAATTTCTTCTATATTTTTATCTAACAAATTATTGCTCATGTCGTAAAAATACTTATCGTAATAATCTTGATCTCCTAGAAGGTGTTTTCCATTAGGAAGATAACAACAAGGCCACACTCGACAAAGGTAGTCTACATACACAGAATTAACAACTTGAAACTTACATACTATGTTTCCGACTCCTCTATGTTCTAACCTTTCATTCTTTATAGTTTCCCACTCTTTCCATCTATCCTGTGGTTCTAGATTATACTCTTTTCCTTTATAAGTAAATGGTTCATGTATATCTCTTCTATTAGAATACTGGTAAGAAAACATATCAAACCCATATTGTTTCGCAAGTTTCTCAGCATCTTCTAGTTGGTGTTGATTGTGTTTGAATATAATCATTCGCCATTCAGTACGACCACCACCTTCCATAAATGCTAAAGCGTTCTCTATAATCTTATCATAACTTGCGTTTATACGATAGAGACTAAGTTCTTCATGTAGGCCGTCTAGACAAAAAACCATCCGACTAGGTTTCTCTTGGTTCTTGTACAGCTTTCCTAGTTCTCGCCACCACTTTGTAGTTCTTAACGAACCATTTGTGCTGGTAAGTATTTTTGCACCTTTACTGAACGCATACTCATTTATCTCAAAAAAGTTTGTGCTTGCTATATTTTCTGAAACTGTTCCGTAGAATTTTATCAACCCCACCTTACCTAGATTGTCAAAAGAAGTTTTAAAATCTTCTAAGGACATTTCATAACTATCTAATGTAGATAGAGGGTGGCCACTGGTATCTGGATTTTTTTGTAAGACGCCATCTTTAACGGTGTTACGACTACATTGAGGACACATGAGATTACATTTATTATTTAGCTCAAAGGAAGCATCTACAGGCTTGGAAAGGTCAATCATCTATCTCTTTCAATACATCTTTACCAAACTGTTTAACAAGAGACTTTCTCATAAGTTCCTTACGTTCCTTGTTAAACCCACCATGCATAATAAAATGGAATCTGTTCTCAGTAGATGCATTATACGCCTCATGTTCTACTCCGTTATCGAACCAGAAACCAGTGCAATTTTCGAAAGGTAATTCTTCCTTGGTATCTGCTCTTCTCAGGTAACAATTTTCTGGTTGATAGAACGC